TTTAAAATTTTATTATTATACATTTTTTGATATAATTTACGGTACAAAGTATGATATAATGTATGATATAATATATGGTATAATAAAATATTTAAAATGTATACATGGTTAATAATAATAATAATATTCTATATTTTGTACTGTAATTATTATTTTTTCATGAAACCATCTGAATTTGAAAGAATAGAATACAATGATATTAAACCAAAAACAGGTGATATTATACTATTTAAATGTTATACTAGCTATTTACCATTGGTAAAAGCAGTCAATTTTTCACATATTGGAATTATAATATGTATTGATAATATTCCTTATGTATTAGAAATGTATAATCCATGTCCTTATATTACCTCGTTACGAGATAAATTAATGGAAAAAGATGGAAATATAGTTTTTTATAAAGAGTTGAAAAAGCCAATGACTGTCAATCAATTAAAAAAAGTTGAACAATATCTTAAAGAATCTGAAAAAATATTGTATAGAGATTATATGTATCAATGTAATACAGAAGAAAAAGAAAAAGCCATGGTTTGTACCGAATATATATTTCATTTATTACGTGATGCAGGAGTAATTAATTCTAATAAGTATCGTGGTGAATTTCTATTAGATTATTTGTCTGAAATGGATGATATATATGAAAAACCTAAGCATATTGTATTTTTTCATGCAGTTAGGCGTTATACATTTTCAGAAATAGCTGAAAAAATGATTTTTGGTTTGGGTGTTAAAACTAAATTGGAAAATATTTTAAATATGCCTTTATTAATGGTATTTGGAAATGTAAGTTTAATAATATAAGATTATCAGATTAATAATATAATACTATCAGATTAATAATATAATACTATCAGATTAATAATATAATACTATCAGATTAATAATGTATATAAATTTAATTATAGCTAATTCAAAAAATAAAGAAAATATTATACAATATTTTATAAATCTATTTAAATTTCAAATAAAATGTCATCAGAAACAATAAATCAATCTCAAAAAACTATACCTACTAAATTAGAAGTACCAAAGCCTGAAAATCATTGTGCTTTTCATGTTGAAGCGGTTGATAATGTATGTTCTGATCAGTTCACTATTGAAAAAATGAAACAATTTATTAGTAATTTAAAAGGTCCGAATAATGATATTCAAAACGCAGAACCAGCGCAAGTTATCGAAATAGCAAAAGAAGCGGTTGGTTGTGATACTGAAGTATGTTTACTTAAAAATAATAAAGTATCACAATTTATCGGTCCTGTACAAGCTGATGAAATTATCAATGAGCGTTTTAAACCTGAAGGTCCAGCCAATTCTACAAAATGGTTAAATAATGATAATATTGATTATGTACTCGATCAATTATCAAAAAAATACGAAGATTTTGTTCATGTACCTTTTCAGATGATTGATTTTGATGAAACAAATTCAGAACTTGCGAATATTAATTTAGTAAATGAATATGAAAAGGGTATGCGACGACTTGGCTGTGTAATAAATACTGACAAATCAACCGGGAAAGGAATTCATTGGTTTTGTATTTTTGTAGATTTTACAGATCCACATAAATGGACACTTGAATATTTCGATAGTGCAGGTGATTATCCAAAAGGATCAGTTCATCGTTGGTTAAATGAACAACGTGCAAAACTTGGAGCTAAATATACAAATAAAGATATTCAAGTTGTTGATGTAACTAAAAGTAATCAATTACAGAAATCAACAACTGAATGTGGTGTGTTTAGTTTATGGTATATTTTCAGTAGATTAAACGGGGTTCCTCATTTATATTTTTCACAACCTGATGCAACTGATGATAAAATGATGTATGATTTTCGTAAATTTCTTTTTCGACATGATTCAAAAAAATCAGGTGGACGTGGAAAAATTGGTAAAAGAAAATAAATTAAATCGATAATGTTTATATTCTAAATTATTCTCCTTTTAATATTTTTTCTGATTTTTCTGATTTTTCTGATTTTTCTGATTTTTCCCAATTTTCTACAAGTCTTTCTAATTCATTCCATCTTTTTTTATCAGAGCTTCGTTGCCAATATTGATGAAAAATACTACCAAATATTCCAGCACTAAAACCAGATAGAAATGAACACAATAACAAAAACATAAAATCATACATTTTAGATATATCAAAAATCAACAAGACTTAAGTAAATCAATGTTATTAATAAAAGATTAAATCTATAAAATATGTATTAATATTATCTTTAATAGACAAAACTGAAAAAAATTTAAACAATTAATAATGTTATTGATACCAAGTCAATAAATATTGATATTAAATCATAAGATCTATATCTTAAAACTTAAAAAAATGCAACATATCGCATCAGGAACTAATAGTGAAGTATTTTTACTAAATAATAATTCTTCTATCATAATTAAAAAATATAAATCAAAATCGTTATTACTTCATGAATTAAAAATATTTAGATTAACTGATAAAACGCGTCATATTATTAAACCTATTGATTATGATCTAAAAAATTTAATAGTTAAATTTCCACGATTAACACCACTTAATTATCTTGATTTTCGGTTATTGGATCCAAATATGAGATATCAAATAATTCAATCTATTATGCTTGGAATTAAGGAATTACACGCTTTAAGGATTATTCATAACGATTTAAAAATCGATAATATTTTATACAATCCAATTGATTTATCAGTAAAGATTATTGATTTTTCGTCATCATTTATAATAGATGAATATAGAAAAATTAATTGTTTGCAGAAAAAAATATTACTTAATTCCACATCACCATTACATCATAATAAGAATATATCTATTATTCAAAAAACCAGTGAACTCATGAAAATTGATTTATATGCTTGTTCAATAACAATCTTGCAATTATTTGGTTTAACAGATCAAGAATTATTCAAAATCAAAAATAAACCAATTCATCAGTCAAAGATTCAATTTAAAAAAATAATACAAAAACTTAAGTTTCAATTTCCACAAAATAAAAAAATATTAGAATTTTGTCAAAAACAAATATTTAATCAAATTTGAATATATAACTAATAGTATATTTACATTCTTTATTGGTATTGGCTTAGACTATTCTTAATTAAAATCTATACAGAAATGCAGGATAAAGTACAATATAAGCAATATCTTAATATGCGTAAAGCATTTTTAAATCCTGAATATCGTGGTCTTGAAACTAAAGATTCTGAAATGAAATATGAAGAATTTAGCAAAACTTTACTAACTCAAAAATATATCCTAATTAAATGTGTATATCCACAAACTTTTAGAAAATTAGATTATCGTGGGCGAATGTTATATGTTGTTTTAACAAAACATGATAGTGAATTTCATAATCGTTCAAAAGAATTAACTTATTTAATGGATAAATTATCAGCAACACCAGAAGCAAAATCTAATGACAAAATTGATCTAATTCTTATAACTAAAGAACCTCTAAAAAAGCGTACAATTAAGAAAATGAAAGAGTATAATCAATTTAATTATATTAATGTTATGTCTGTTAGATTTGCAATTGAATTACCAAAAGCTAACTTATGTAATAAACATGAAATTGTATCAATTGAAGAAGTTAATAAATTAGCTGAAGAATGTTATATCCAAATTGATAAAGATAAATATATGTCTGAAGATGATGCTCAAAATATTTGGATTGGTGGAATGCCAGGTGAACTTGTAAAAATAACTAGACCTAGTCAAATGGCTGGTCGAGCTATCGATTATCGATATATTACAGGAGTAATTGCTAAACCAGTTGAAAATGACAACGATAATGACGATGAAGAAGCTGAAGAAGAAGAGAAAAAAGAAGATTAATAGTTTTAAGTATTGAAATTTAGTATCAATAGCATATGAGCAAAAACTTCAAAATAGTGAATCATCTTGAGCTATGCAGTTAGCTAACCCTGATTCAACAGATTGATAGTCAGCTAATTGACTGGTTTGTTTTTTTTCTGGAAAATAATTGAACAAAATGTTATGTTTCATTCGATCTTTTTCATGTGAGTCTTCTTCTACTAGTGCTTCAATTTCACTTTTAATTTTTCCATATTTTTCTGTTTCCGTGCGCATACATTCCATCCAATCCGGTTCATTATTCGGAATATATACAAGGTCCAGCTTAAAAATTTTGTATGGAATTACTCCCGCAATATGAATATCATATCCTTCCCAATCTTGTCGAGCACGATTTAAATGTTCGATAAAATATATCCAAGCATCATGTGTAATATATTCATCAGATTCATGAGTTGGATATTCAGATGAAATTTTATACTCTCTAAGTAATGGAATTTTATCAATATTTTTATTAACAAGATAAGGCGGAATATGCTGAATTTTAAGAAATTTTTCCTCTTCAATATATTCAAACATTTTAGCTGTATCATTCTCAGTTTCTGATCCAAATTCTTTTTCATTACTATTAAGCAATGCTGATTGAAATAATTTAAATAATTCATCATTACGTTCAGTCTTTTCAGCAAAAATAGAATTTTCATAATTTTCTGTGAAATTCGGAATATCCAAATTCTGATGATAGTGTTTAAATTTAGTATATAACATATTTCTAGATTTATGTCGAGAATAAATACTTTGAATAGCTCGGTCGCCGTCTAGCATTTCTGTTTTAAGTAATTCATCTTCAAAACTAGGACCTGTATCAAATACTACATATGATTTACCACCTGAATCAATAACTTTACCATCTTCCTGATCATTATCATCAAAATGTTCTTTAACATTTGATCGATTAATATCTGTTTGTATTAATACAACCATACCAAGAGCTAAAACTTCGTTTAATTTATCTTTATGACTAATTAATCTCGTTTTACATGTTGTAATGTCTTGTTTATGAAGTCTAGTATTATAATTAAAATTATATCCAAAATCCTTCAATGAACATAATCTTAACATAGTATTAACAAATAATGCACCATCAACAAATGGAATAGCACACATACCAGCTTTAACTTGTGGTAAATATTCTTTAGGAATTTTACCATCTGGAATACGACTTAAAGGAGTTTTAAATTCTAATAATATTAACATTAATTTTTTTAAAATGCATGCGATTGTAACGCCATCAGGGCTAAATGTTGTATGTTCTAATTTATTTGGTAATGATTTAAATTCCCATACATTATGTTGAAATATTTTTTGAACTATTAATCGCCCTACATCTTCAAATATTTTACCAAAGCGTGTTGCAAGATTTCCAGAAAAAGTCTCTGGGAAAAATTTACCTTTAATTACATCATAAGGACCTTTACCATTATATCCTTTACCTATCATAGCAGCCGCATCACTACCACCTATTTGACGACCTTCAGCCCATTCTTTCGAACCTTGTTTAGCATCAAAAGATGTTACTTCTATAATTCTATTAATAAGTTTAACTTTATCTTCCAAACTAATATCTTTAGGATTTGGATGATTATGTTGTAAAAGGCTTTTTAAAATTTCTCGGTGTGAAATCATTTTAAACTGATTAACTTTGTAGGCGCAATTTTATAAAATTGTTAGACAAATAGATAAATAATATGTAATTATAATTTTAATTCAAATTTAGAGCGATAATTTCTTTCTAAATTTGAAATATTTTTTATATATAATATCTATTTTAAACTTATCTAACTTAAACCTAATATGACAGGAATGAATTACAACAAACGATCAAAACCTATCAATTTAATAACTTGTATGAAATTTTTTAAATCAGTTCTCAATAACGCAACCAATTTTGTCGAAAATAATGATTTAAAATCACTTTCAAATATTAAAACAGCTCGTTCTAATTATTGTCAATTACAATGGATGAAAGCAATTATATCTGATATGCAAGATAAAATTAATGAAGCTGTTGAAGCTTATGATAAAAAAATAGAACCAATTATTCAAGATGTAACAGAAGTAATCGATGAAATTGGAGACAAAACAATTTATGATATGTGGGATCTTAATTATTATGATAGTGATTTACCAGAAGAAGTTCAAAATTCATGGGCTGATTCAGCTGATTATGATGATGCCCGAAAACATCTTAAAGCTATGAAAGATAAAGGATATCCTGATATTAATAATATTAAACCGATTAAAGAATTAAAAAGTCCTACAACAGAAAAAGTAGAAGAAAAATTTTCTGACGAACATCCAGATATTCAAATTGAACAAAATAATGAATATAATCCTACTTTCTACCATACATTTGAAATTGATAATTGTATCATTAATCTACCAGTAACGGAATATTTATCAGAAATTAAACCATGTTTCTATTATTATGATGGTGATAGAAAACATGGACCTGGTGTTTATATGTCTCCATTCGCTGGTGTTGTGATGCAAATTCCATTTGTAAATGTTGTTCCATATTCAATGGAAAACTCTAATCATTTTAGTATGAAATGTACAGCTGGAAAAACTTGTAAAAATATTAGATGTACATATTCACATCCAGGAACAGACTATATTAAAATTGGTTGTGTATCTCGTTGTCCAAAATCGCATAGTTTTGGAAATCGTGATACACTTTCTGACGATTTAAAAGCTGTAACTGTTGAAGATATTAGAATTGTAAGTATGTATGGCTTAAATGATTTATTTAGTGCAGCTTTATGGTTTTCAAAAAAAATTCATGGACCAGGTCTAAGAATTATGCATGATCTCGAAGTATGTGATAATTATACTGATGAGGAATTTATGAAATCTGATGAATTAAGAGAATCGGATACTTTTGATGATTAATTTATCTTAATAATTAATTTATCTTAATAATTAATTTTAATACCTAAAGCTATCTTTATATTTTAATATGCTTTCAAGAATTGATGTTTAATGCTATTTAAATTTATTTATTTTTTCTATAGTTTTTTATTATCTAATAATGAGTTATTAGATAATCCAATAATAATATCATTACATTAATAATAGCATTACATTAATTAAATCTGAATTAAAACTGACTCTAATGGTATTGTTTTGAATTTAAACATTTTGAGGTTTTAATTTAAATATTCAGTTATTCTATTTATTATAGAAAGTTTTAGATTGTTAATTACGAAATTAATCAAAAATAATAAATTAAACTAATGAAATCCATAAAACAATTACACGACATTGATTTAATTAACAAAATTACCGAACTTAGTAAAGTAGCTAATAATGAAAATTCAAGCATCAATGATATAAAAAAATCTATATCTGAAATGCGTACTATTGTTAATCACACAGGTCTTATTTTTCAAACAGCTCAAAATATTTTTAATAAAACATTTGATAGTCTTTCAAATATTATTGATAAATTAAATGATTCTGAAGATGAATTAGCTGAATATTCAAATGAATGGATTAAATTTATGCATCAATCATATAGTAATATTGATGAAAAATTTGAACTAGACAGTCCAAAAATAATGATCACTGAAAATTTGGGTATTAAAAAAGTTGATTGGATTAAAAATGAAAATAATAAAATTTGTGTAAAAATAAATGATATAGTTATTTCAATTCCTTGGTCTGACATTCGAGATTTAACATTTGATTATTCACCAGATTTATTGAGAAAAAAATTTAAAAATTCACGCCATATAGGACCAATTTCATCATTAGAAAATGATATCACACGAATTAAGAATCATCCATTATTATTTAAAATTGAACAGAACAAAATTAAATCTCATATAGTATACAATTTATTATTATATTTATTATTGTGCTGAATTTTAAATTTGATTTATTATATTTCATCATCGCAACTAAAAAAATCTTTTATTAAGATATTCATAACATTCTAATCTAATAAAACATGTTCAAGTTATTAAAAGGAGATCCACAAAATTTTAAAAATATTCATGATTTCGAAAAAAGAAAATCAGAAGCTGATAAAATTAGAGCAAAATATCCTGATAGAATTCCAGTTATCTGTGAAAGAAATCTGCGTTCTACAGATATTCCTGACATTGATAAAAAGAAATATTTAGTACCATCTGATTTAACAGCTGGACAATTTCTTTATGTAGTTCGTAAACGTATGAAATTATCTCCAGAAAAAGCTATTTTCATTTTCGTTAATAATACACTTCCTCCGTCTGGAGAATTAATGAGTCAAATTTACAAATCTCACAAGGATGAAGATGGATTTTTATATGTAGTTTATTCAGGTGAATCAACCTTTGGTAATGATATTTGATTTTTGACTCTGACTAATAATTCTAATTCAATTTCAAGAGTTCTAATAATATTTTGAAAACGCTCAGCAGTATTAGTTAATGCTTCATGATTACCCATATTATTCAGATTTATTCCATGAATTTTATATAAACTTTCAAGACGTTTTTTAAAATCTAAAAGTTCATATTTTTTCTCATTGATTCTAATAGCTTGTTTGATATTTTTTTCTATAGTAACATACATTTTCAATCCATATTTCTTATCATCTTCGTTATCAATATTCATCATAATACCTTCAATGTCAATAAAATATTTTCCTTTAATAAAAGAGTTTCCAACAATAGCCCAACTATTTGATAAACAATAATAAATGGCTGGATCGGTTATAAATGTAATACTAAACTCATGTTCTTCTTTATTTATTCTCTTAATTATATCATTCATTATTTTTTGTAATTCTAAAAGTTCTTTTGTAACCGACTTATCAAAAAGCCAATATCTAAATGAGTCTAAAGTTAAACTGCTAAATAAGAACAATTTTTTTAATTGAGTAATAATATCATAACATATTATTTTTTTATCATATAATCGTTTAGGCATTGATTTATGGAGATATTGTATTTAATATAAAGCTTTAAAGTATATTCATTTTTAAATTAAATATAAATCATTATAATAAATATAAGACATTTTTAAAAATACCCTTTTTACAATTTAATAAAAGCCATGGATTTCGACTCATTTTATTTTAAAAAAAGAAAGTCTACAAATATTGATAACCAGATTAATACTGGTATTTGGTCAATTGCTGATTTTAAACAAACTTCATTGTCTTTGATGAATGGTAAAATGGATAATAAATTAGATGAAAAACTTCCAACAACAACAGATATAAGAAAATGGAATAAAGTTATTGATCTTCCACGGTTAATTAATTCAAATCTTTATAGGAGAATTACTGAAAGAAAAGATTCGGATGATTTAATTGATGAAATGTTAAATGATCGTTATGGTGTTCCAACTATTATTTCAACTTCAATCGAAGAAGCAAATTATTTGATTAAACAACATGTTGTTAATATTTTCTTTGGTGGAAAATTTTGGATTGTTGCTGATATTAATGGTAATCCACTTGGGTTTTCGCATGAAGGATTTTTAATGTTAGATGATATATGGATTAATCAATTTATAATCGATAAAGAAAAAAGTTCAATGAATGAAGTATTTTTAGGTCTTGGATTTCAACGAAAAGCAAATGGTCAATA